CTCCGATAGGATCCATTGCATGTATCCTTGAACAAGGTGTTAAATACAGATGGATTGCCAATCCGCACATTTCAGTGCAAATGGTTGGTCAACCAATTAAGGAATGCTTTTCAAGCATTTCCGTCCGTATACCCTGGGTGTATACTTTTAACCAAGATGATGGTAGGAATACCATCAAAGGCCTACAAAGGCCTGGTCGAAATATACATTGCTTCGATGCTTCTAAATTCACTGACACATTTTCCAGGTATTTCCAGAAAATGGTTTGTACTGAGCTCGCAAGAACTCGCACAGACGGTGAATTTATGTCTGAATACATTGATCTAGTATCGGCATCACCATGGCAATACAAAAGCCAGAGGGGAATTCCAACCACTATTTCATGGAAGAGCGGACAACCATTAGGAACTGGTCCTAGTTTTCACATAGCGTGTGTTTCGCATGCTATGGTTCTCTACGCATCCAGTATTCTATCCCAAATGTCTCAGAGAGAGGTTGATCTCTATCTCCAAACTAATGAAGATAAGAGGCCATATCTCTTTGCTGATTACCACCTGACTGCATATGAGCAATGTCAGACCCTCACAGGTTGTGTGGGCGATGACTCGTTCATAGCTGATGATAAAATTGCTGAAGGTTATGATTACCTGATGGCTCTTTTAGGAGTCCAGATAAACAAATCTAAGAGCATAGTCTCAGACAAACTTGCAGAATTTTGTGGTAAATGGATTAAAGGCGGCAATGTTGTTACCTCCTCAAAACCGGTAGCACAATACTCCCATTACTCGCAACTAGTGGACGAAGTACGAAAGTACGGAGAACATATGTTGAAAAGTATACCTTTCTCAGAAGTGGCATTATTTAATGTACTTCCGGTACTGTCTCGACCTAAATCAATAGGCGGGACTGGTTTACTTTCTTTTGCCAATGTATCAAAGGCAAAAGATGATGATGTACATGGTGAGCTCACGCAACGTGCCTTTGAACTATTTTGTTCAGGCTTGATCGTGAATGACGTCTCTATGGGTGTGGACAAACTTATGTTTGATCTACACAACCATACTGTTCCTCGTCGCTTGCGGCCAGTGATCGAATCTCGATCAGATCGCCTGTACTCGGGACTTTCAGAGTACTATGATCTGAACAATCGTTGGTTTGATTGCTCACTGTTTGCAGATGGAACAGAAATCCCTGACCTGATTAATGCCTTCTCAGGACTACCAGTTTGCACTGGAAAGTTTGAAAGAGCAAAAATCAAAATTAAACCTGCTGTTCCTCGGAAACCATCTAAGTGGAAACCGGGAAAGTCATCTCGTAAAAGGTACGAGGGTTTAACCTTCTATGGTCTGATTGATAACATCAATCGACTTCATAGAGATCGCGACGATTGGGTTGAGAATTATGTAGACAGATACAGACATGAAATATCGTGTACTATCTCTATACTTCTCGGGGGTCCATCCTTGAGATACATTCCTTACCACAATCCGTACGACAACAATGAAGCATTATCGAACATCAAGGAGTCAATATATGACCAACGTAAAGAAAGAACAAGGGACAAAACCGACATCTACACACCCTTCCGCACCCAAGCGAGATTCAAAACGAGTCCCGCCGGTTTCAGATGGTTTGCGAATTATCGGACACAAGGTCAACCCTGATCATGTGAATCATCGATTAGTGATCCAGACGAAAGCGCAGATTGACAGTGTAGCAGTCACCAAAGATAAGACATTTGTCTTAGATGTCCATGGCTTTGATGGAGTCCAGGTTCAATTGCTTAAGAAAGCTCTCGAAATAGGACTTGCTTACGGTAGAACTGAGACTGTGCCATCATCTCTCTTAAAAGCTTTTAACAAGCTAAAAGAGGAAGTGACCAGTCCAGAACCACCACTGCAGTCTTGTGAGTCAACTACTAAATCCGACTAAGGTGTTGCCACG